TCCAAGAGGAGGGTAGTGCCAATCTAAATCCTGGCCATCAAACGAAATCTGTTTGGCACCGTTAAGCCATTGGCTTGTAACAATAACACCGCTAGAAAAAGTTGTCTTCATGAATCCTGCTGGATTACCTTCTTACATTGGTTTTACCCTTCCACAAAAAATCCCCAACCGAAGTCGGGGATAAAGGGTTTATCGAAAAAGAACGGATCAGGTTCTCTCCCAGTAGTTGACAGTGAACACACATTCAATTGTCTGAACGTTTCCGCTCTCACGGTCAACGTCGGCAGTTGTAACCGACTTGTATTGACAACCGTACATGATGTACTGACCGCCTGCGGGCGCAGAACCGGCTCCGGTGCAATCTTTAGGCGTAACGGTAACTGTGATCGGCTCACAGTTGTAGTTCAGCCAGAATTGCTCCAGTTGTTTAAAGATGGTAGGGTCGTATGGTGCAGTCAAAGTTACATCATCCGCTGTGCGAGGGCCGACAACGTGATACAGTCTGTTACCAGAACCGTTCGCGTATTTGCTCTCTTCGGCTGAGTCTTTTACACCGCTAAATTTGGTAAATACCGCTGTAAAAGTTGGTCCACCGAGGGCCGTGAAAGAAACTTCGTACTGCGACTTGGTAATTGGTCTTAAAATAGCCATGATGACACCTCCTAGTTATATTCTTGGATCAACCAAGAATGTTGGAGATCATAGCACCAGAACCGATAAGACCAGTGGCGCCAAGGCCGACAAGGTTTACAACACGCTCAACAGTGATTTCAGCACGAACCACACGGCGCTCACGAATGTAGTACTCGGGGCGAACGGCGGGAGTACCGGTCAGCTGGTAGGTGTAAGCGAATGCAGGGGTAGCAGCGTTAGCGCCACCGGCAGGCATTACGCTATCGGAAGGACCATTGGGGCTGTAGAACAGCAGGATTCCGTTTGAAGGGAACACAGGCTGCAGAGTTCCGTCGGTGGCCAGATAACGACCTTCGGCAACGCGCAGACCGCGCTCGAGACCGAAGTAGCGGGCAAGCATGTCGGTGTCGATTGAATCGGCACTGGTGTACTTGATACGCTCAAGGATAGCCTGGTTGGTCAGCAGTTGGTCAAACACGGCAGTTCCAAGAACCATCGAGTTCGGACGAATACCGATTTGGTTGGCGACTGAACGCTTCAGGCTCAGAACGTCTTCGATCGGGTTAGAAGTTAGTGAGGACCAAGCCGAAGCACCAGCAGCAGAGCTGTAAGCAGTCTTGAAGGAAGTCCAATCAGTGAAGCCAAGGCCAGTTTGAGTGCCGGCGCCAGTATTTGGCTCGTAAGGGTTGTAACCACCGGTCACGGTGATAGCCTGGCTCACGGTGTACTCGTAAGCATTCATCAGGCGGCTCATTGCGTTGCGAGTTTCAATCGCACGCAGGTCAACCTGAGCAGGACCTTCGCCAGCGTTCTCGATGACTTCTTCAGGAAGTTCCCAAGCCACGACTTCTTGCTCAAGCGCATAAGGCTCGGAGTCGTAACGGCTTTGGACGTAGGGGATGTTGGTGCCATAAGCACGACGGAAGTCGTTGATGGCGAATTGCTCTTTGCCGAAGCGGAGGATACGACCGGCGCGGGTCGGGGTGTCTACAACGGGAGCAATGAAGTTGGCGATGTTAGTCGCCGGAAGCATGAAACCTTGTGCAAGCGTAGTCAGAATCGGATCTACGCCAGCATAGGTTTGCTGGAGGTTCATCATGGGAGGGAGTCTCCTTAATTAAAAAACGACTTCAAATGGTTGAAAACCACAGTTGGGACTTACTCCGCGTCTTTCTAGGCTATGAGCCTAACGACTATCGGACGCCCAACTGAGGCTAATTATCAGGCGAAGCTGACAAGAACAAGCTTACGTCCACCGATGCTAACCTGCTCACGAATGAGCGGAGTTGTGCCGTCAAGGGTGACAGGAGTTCCGTCGCCAACGCCAACAGCTTGACCCAGAGTGTTGATCTCGAGCTGAGTGTTCAGAGTCAGATCGGTCAGAGTAGCAACCGGGGCAACTTCAACCAGCAGAAGACCGGATGTAGCGACGGTAAGTTGACGAGCGGTGTAAGGTTGAGCCAGAGCGGTAGGCATGTATGCCTGGTTGATACCGACGATGGTTTCCACATCACCGGGAACAGTGAAAGCGTCGGGCGCGGCGGCGAAGTTGGGGCCAGCCCAGGTGGCGTAAGAAACGGCGCGGAGTTCGCCGACTTCAACAACACCGACGTCGCCGTCTTGATTGTCAGCAGGAGCTTCGAAAGTTTCTGCGTAACGGATGTACTGACGTCCGTAAATCGGACCTGCATTAGTGCTCATGGAATTTGCCTAAGTATAGGGACTTCAATTTGTTTACCCTGGGACTTGTTTTTACACCCAGTTAAACTGGTTGATTTTACCCTATCGGTACTCGATGTGACACCGACAACGATCGTAACATTGGCAATCCTGTCCTGGCATCGGAAGAGATCCTAACGGTTGCCAACCAAGTTTTCCAAAATTGATACAATCTGGGCAAGTTTTTCTATCTAGAACCGGAACGCGACGCATCTCGCGATATCCCTGTCCCTCACGAACATAATACTGACCAAGATTAAAAAAGGAGTATGAGGGATTTGCCAAGTATCGAATCACGCGGATCAGAAGTCCGGGCCAGCTATTCACTTCTGCAAAATCCTCTGTTTTATCCCCCAGGAGAATACTCCCGTTTTCAATCGAGGTTTTCGTTTCAACCAAAAATTCATGTAAGGGGGGAAGCATTTGCCCAACGATAGTTGGCCATGCCCGTTCCATCTTACCTCGAGGGTTGATGTCTTCGGCGCCGAGGTTGACAGCGGCAAGCGCAGAGATGAGAGTTTTATCGAGAATCGATCTCTCGTACTCCTCCCACCTCATTTGCTTATCTCGAAGACCTTTCACCAAAACTTTGGCTTCCCTTGCCATTTGCTCCTCAAGTTCAGGTTGGGAAGCAACTTTTTTTCGGAGGGCCTCGGCCTGGGTGAAATAATCTCCCCTCCGTTTCGTGGCCATGCCAATCAGTGAGAGGAGATCCATTTCAAGCCTCAGCTGTACATCGTGCGCTTGATTGCCTCGACGTAGTCAATGCCTTCAGCTTCAACCATCTTCAGGGCTTTTGCGTGAGGATCCAGATCTTCTTCGGAGTACTGGAAAGTTCCACCAGCGACTTCGCCATAGGTAACCATCGGGGGCAATTTGCTCAGCAATCCAAGAAGTTTGCTGGCAGCAGTTTCGCCTTCCGAGAACTCCAGAGTTCCGAAATCCAGACCTTCGCAGTAGCTCTGAAGCTCCGGCTGGGGCATGATACCGTCTGTCAGACGGCCTTCATCGTAAAGGGACTCAACAAAGGAGGCAATCTTCTCTCTGCGAGCAGCCATCTTACCTTCAGCGTAACGACGTTGAAGTTCAGCATGCTCTTTCTTGAGGCGATCAAGCTCCTCAAAGATAGCTTCAGGATAGCCCATAGGGTTCGCCTGAGCCATTGAGCCCATGCCGTAGTTCATTCCGCAGTGATCGGTGGCAAACTCGTTGTATTCCTCATCGTCGGAATCTTCGCCATCGTCTTCGTCGTACGTTGAACCGAAGCCGGTCTTGGTGTAGGGATTCTTCTTCTCACCGTGCTCTTCAGCGAAGACGCCGCCGGAACGCTTAGTGGTCTGATTGGGGCCACCTTCAAAATCACCACTCAAGTTGTCCTCTGAGAAGGCTCCGGCAGGGCCGACAGTTTGATTTGCCTCATCAGTGACATCCATGGCGCCAGGTGTGAGCTGCTTGCCTTTGGCTTTCTTCTCACCCTTATAGCTCTCGGAGAAAACACCATCGGGTCCGGTGATTTCAGCGACTCCGCCCTCAAACTGACCGGGCTCTAGTTGACCCTTCTTCAGTTTGGCTTTGCCCTGAACCAGATCGTCATCAACTTCGCCCATGGCAGTTACGCCAAGTTCGGAAGTTACTTCGGCGGGTTGAGGCTCGGCGTGGTCAATTTTTCCACCTTTGACGGCTTGACGGCCATCGGTGCTCTTTTGACGCATGACGCGCATACTTCCGTCAGACATCACGTTGATCGTGCTGACTGCGAAAACTTCGTTATCGGGTGACTCTTCGGTTTCGGTGGGAATCCGGGTGTCGGAATCTTCCCGTCCAGCAGGGTTAGCGCCCGAGGCAGTCTTTGGTTGATTGGGTTCGGGATAGCTCTTGGCGTCAGTATCATACTGATCCATGTTTTCTACACGCTCTGCCGCTTCAGCTTGACCAGCCCAGCGAGATTCGCCGGTTGCGTTGTCAGAGCCGTCTTTCGCAGTTTTCTTGCGATCTGCATCTTGCTCAGCATTTTTCGGTGTGTTCAGACGATCGGTATCTTGCTCACTGCTCTTGGCAGTGTTCATGCGATCTGCACCGGCTCCACCAGCTCCTTCTTTTCCAACTTTCATACGGTCAGCGTAACCGTTGTCAGAAGAGCGAGCGGTCTCGTAACGACCCGTGTCGTCATCTTCGTCGCTCTCTTTCTTTGTGCCGAACTTCACAACGCCGGGTGAAGGGTTGGTCTTGTAGGAAACTTCGTCGTAACTCATTTCCTCCATCTCAACCTTCTCCCCTGGCTTGAGTTTTTTGGCTTTGGCCTTCATTTCCTCGGCCTTTGCTCTGAGGGCAGGAGGGAGTTCTCCGTGCTGTTCGTCGTAGACATTTTCCACGACTTGAAC